ACTGGAGCACAGAACGGAATATATTCAGTAACTACAGTTGGAGATGCAAGTACAGCTATAGTACTTACTAGAACAATTGATGCGAACGTTGCTTCAGAATTAACAGGCGGTACTTTCGTTTTTGTAGAAACAGGTAATGCTGGTGGAGACAACGGATATGTGTTTACACATGATGGCACTCCTACTCTTGGAACCACTAATTTAACTGTATCTCAATTCTCGGGTGCAGGTCAAGTTATCGCAGGAGATGGGTTTAGTAAATCTGGAAACGAACTTACTGTAAATGTAGATGATAAATCCATAGCTACAAGTGGAGATGCATTAAGAATAAAAGGAATAGGCGGAACTGCGGTAGGTGACGTCTTGGTAGGTGTAGCTGCAAATGGTGGGTACAGTGCTCTTGCTAAGCCTTCGGGAAATCATACAGCTTCAGATTACATTCTTAGCATGACTACAGCAGGCGTTGCGAAATGGGGAAACACTATAGATGGTGGGACCTTTAGCTAACACGGAGACTTAAATGGCAACAACAATCAAGCTGAAGAATTCTAGTACAGCAGATGCTACTCCGGGTGCAAGCGATTTAGAATTAGGCGAACTTGCAATAAATACTAGAGATGGCAAGTTATTTATGAAAAAGGACGTATCCGGAACCGAATCTATAATCGAAATAAACGAAGTGCGCCCCGGAGCTATCAATTTCACTGTATCTACTACTGGACCCTCCAACCCGCAAGTAGGTGATATGTGGAAAAATTCAAACACCCTATCAACGTCAGTTTACTATTCGAATGGCGGGAATCCAATTTGGATAGAGATTTGATAAAGAATAAAGGGATCTTCTAATGTCAGAATATGTATTTCCAACTAACCCTAGCGATGGGGACACAGTTACGGTAAGTGGTATTACTTATACTTATGTAGCGGCAAGCGGAAGTGTGCCTGAGCATTGGAAAAACAATGTTATTGGCATGTCTGGAAACTCTTTAACTATCGGAGCAGATTCCGGAAGTGATGATACGCTTGTAATTGGTACAGATACTTTAACTATTTCTGGTGATACAGGAATAACAACCACAGTATCCGACAACGAAATTTCTATAGATTTAGATAATACTGCTGTAACTCAAGGTACTTATGGTAGTAGCTCGCAAACTCCTGTATTCGTAGTAGATGCAACAGGACGAATCACCTCCGCTTCAAATGTAAACTCCGTACCTAGCGGAGCCCTTACCATATCTTCCACTATTGAAACAGTTAATGCAACAGCAATTCAGCAGGGAGTACAATATCATATAGCTACTATAGGAACTACTGACTTCGAAACTGATTTCGGAGCTACAGAAGATTCCTCTGAGTCTTTAACAACAAATGAAGATTATATTATTAGTAGCGTTGGAACTACTAACTGGGTTTTATGTGGTGCTGCAAGCAATAATGTTGGAGTTAAGTTTAGGGCTATCGGAAGCGCAGCAGGAACTGGAAAAGCTTTACGAAGAATTTTTACAGCTAGCTCAGCCGGTACAGGAAGTTCCGGAACTGGTGTTGTAAACCCTAACACATTACATTATGTTACTTTTGCTACCGGTACTTCTGGTGCCCAAACAATAAAAGCTAACACAGGTTTAAGCTTTAACCCTAATACTGGAAACTTAACTGCTTCCAATTTGCAGGGTAGTTTTATAGGTAATGTAAGTGGTAACTTAGTAGGTAATGTAACAGGTAATGTAACAGGTAATATTACAGGAACAGTAACTGGAGGAGCCTCTAGTGCTTCTACAGTAATTGTTGCAAATAATTCCGCAGCCTCAGATAGTATGTTTGTATTGTTTGCAGACGGAGCTGCCGGAAATTCAGAAGCCGTAGAGGGAGACAACACATTTAGATTTAAACCCTCTACAGACACTTTAACTATTGCTAATCTTAACACTACAGAAGGACTTTTAAAATTAGCTTCTGCAGACGGTACAGACGATGATACTAAAGACATAGGATTTTATAGTGCGGTAGATACTACAACAGGCGAAGAAGTAGCTTCTATTACTTTAAATAATTTAAGTGAAATTGGAGGTTATACTTCTGCGCCTACAGTTACTCTAAGTGCTCCTCCTTCTGGCGGAACTCAAGCTACAGCAACCGCAACTCATAGCGGTAGTAGAATAACCGCAATTACTGTTGGCAATAGAGGTGCGGGCTATACCTCTGCTCCTACAGTTACTATCGCGAGCCCTGACAAATTAACAATAACTTTTGCTGTTCCGGGAGACGTTAGCACTGCAAATAACGGTATCGGCCCTACTAGTGGGCATTCTTCTAGCTGGTTTCCTGTTGGTACTAAAGTGGTATATGGTAAGGGTTCCGCTTCAAGCCCTCTTAATGGGTTTGTAGATGGTGGTACCTACTATGTACAAGGAGAGGTGGGAGATAGCTATAAACTCCGATTTACTACAACAGCGACAAATAGTGGGTCTGGTTCTGCGATTAGTATTAGTACTCCAGAGGCAGCTGAAGCAGCAAATAACCATACTTTTACAGTTCAAACTCCAACTGCAACTTCTTCTTTAGTCTCGAATCAGTATTCGGGACTATTTCGTGATGCTTCAGATGATAAGTGGAAATTTTTCAAAGGCTTAGAAGTAGCCCCTACTGGTTCAGCTGTAGATACTACAGGAACAGGATACGCAGCAGACACTTTAGTTGCAAATTTAGAAGGTGAAGTAACAGGTAATGTAAGTGGAAGCTCTGGTAGTACTACCGGAAATGCTGCAACAGCTACAAAATTAAGTAGTAATAGAACCTTTACTATATCGGGTGAGGTATCGGGCACTGTAACCACTGATCTAGCTAGTGGATTTGCCATGGGCGATGTAACGGTGGGATCTGATAAAATAGATGCGGATAACTTAAAGGTAACAGGAAATGGATCTGCGGGTAATGTACTACAATCAGACGGGGATGGAACCTTTAGTTGGGGACAATCTTTACGCACTACTGACAATCCTACATTTAGCACAGTTACTGCAGATATCTTTACAGGAACAGCCTCAGAAGCATCTAAAGTAAGAGTTGTAGAGAATTCAGGAGATGCACTTTTTTATCCTACTTTTGTAGATAGTAATAATACTAGTGCTGCTCAGGAATATTTATATCTCAAAAATAATATAACTTTCAATCCCAGCAGTGGAACCCTAAACGTAACTAATCTTAATGTAAGCGGTACTACTGACATTGCTAATAATAATGCTGATACTTTAAAAGTAACTACTCGGCCTTCCGCATCATCGGGTGCTGCATATCTTTTAACCGCAGGAGTAAGTTCTACTACTGACACACAAACAATTCATACAGGTTCCCACCCCTATATAGATACTGGCGGCGTACTCCATCATGATGCATCTATATTTTCAGGTTTTGGCCTCATTGCTAAGCATTCGACCACCCCTTATCTTCAGTTAAACCTTGGGGGCACTAACACAGGCTCCTATAACATAATGAGTGATAATGGAGTATTCAAAATACTGGAGCCTGGATCATCTACTAACTATTTTAATATCACAAGCGGCAACACTGAAGTCACAGGAAATCTTAGTGTATTAGGTAATGTTACTTTAGGAAATGCAACTTCAGATACCGTTACTATTGCAGGAAACTTAAGTGTTAATGGCACAACTACAACTGTTAATACTGCTACATTAGACGTTACAGATAAAAATATTACTGTTGGAAAAGGCGCTACTTCAAGTAGTGCACTAAACGGAGCTGGACTAACTTTCGGTGAATCTACAGACGGCACAAGCGGCGAGGCTCTTTCTTTAGTTTGGAACCATTCTGGTAGTCGCTTTACATTTAATCAACAGTTAACAGCCACTCGTTTTCATGGTCCTGTAACTGGTGATATTACAGGTGATATTACAAGTACAGGAACAAGTACTTTTGGAACAGTTGATATTAATGGGGGCTCAATTGATGCTGCAGTTATTGGTGCTAATTCACACAGTACTGGTAAGTTTACCACATTAGAGGCAACTACTTCAATTACTGGTGATTTAACAGGTGATGTTAAGCACGCGGGTTCGGTTGTATTAGATGCTTCTACTGGTGCGTTGGCGGGTACTGCAACAAATGCAAATAAAATTGCTACACAAGGAACGGATACTAATGGTTCTTACTACTTAACTTTTGTAGATAGTGAAAATTCAAGTGCAGCTTATGAAGACTTAAAAACTTCTGATGGTACTTATGAGTTAAAATATAATCCAGCTACTGGTACTTTAAATGTACAATCCCTTGTAGCTGCAAGTTTATCAGGTTCTTCAAGCGGAACTGCTTCCGGATGGGATAGTGCTCTACAGATAAATGTAAGAGATGCTGAAGAAACCAGCACTACTATGGGTACTATATCCTTTGATGGCACCTCATCTCCTTTAAATCTAGATCTAACACTAAATGCGACCGATCAAAACACCGCGAGCAGAATTGTACAAAGAGATTCCAGCGGTAACTTTTCTGCGGGTACAATTACCGCAGTCGGATTAGATATTTCAAACGATGTAGACATAGACGGCACACTAGAAACTGATGCTTTAACAATTAATGGTACTGCATCTTTAGCGTTCACTTCGGCTCAGTCGTTAAAACTAGACGGTATAGCGGCGAGTGCAAATAACTATTCTCTTCCTTTATCAGCAAATGATGTTAGAGGCGGTGTAAAAATAGGGTACTCTTCAAGTGGCAGAAATTATGCTGTACAACTCTCATCAGAGAAGATGTATGTTAATGTTCCTTGGGTAAATACAGAGTATAGTGTTGGCGATGGAGGTTTATCACAGAATAACTTTACAACCGCTTTAAAGAATAAACTAGACGCTATAGAGGCTAACGCTACAGCAGATCAAACTGCCGAAGAAATTCAAGATATAGTCGGTGCTATGGTTTCAAGTAATACTGAAACCGGTATTACAGTAGAATACGATGATACTACTGGAAAACTCAACTTCAATGCTAATGCTGCTCAAGCTACTACTATTGTAGTTGATGATGCCGACAATTCTTCTACTACTCACTATGTAACATTAATTCCTGCAGAAGGAGACGGCACTACAGCACGAACTCTTGTTACTGAAGGAGACTTGCAATATAATCCACAGAGTGATACTCTTACTGCTGCTAACTTTGCAGGAAATGCTACCTCAGCTACTTCTGCAGGAACAGTAAGTACAGCAGCACAGACTACTATTACCTCCGTAGGAACCCTTACAGGACTAACCATATCAGGAGCTATAGACTCCTCAAGTAATATTAACTTAACTGGAGACCTTTCTTTAGACGGAAGTTCAAATGAGCTAAGATTTTATCAAGGAAGCAATTATGTAGGTTTTGAAGCGCCCTCCTCTTTATCAGGAGATAAAATTTGGGTTCTTCCTGCTGCAGACGGTACTTCAAATCAAGTATTAAAGACAGATGGTTCAGGAAATCTAGGATGGACCACTCCGGGATCTGCAAGTGCTTTAGAAGTAAAAGATGATGATAACGATTCTCAAACTGTTACTCCGGGCACAGGATTCTTAAAACTTACAGATGGCTCAGGAATTATTACAACTAATGCGACGAAATCTGGCGATGATGTAACTGTTGACTTTGGATTTTCTCATTTGGGAATACAAAGTCTAGCAGATCCCAATGCAGATAGAATACTCTACTGGGATGACAGTGAAGGTGCCACAGCTTGGTTAACCGTTGCAGGTTCTTTAAGTCTTTCAGGTAGTACATTAACAGGTACTAATACTACATATACCGCTGCAAGCAATGCGGGACTGTCTCTTAGTGGTACAGCATTCTCTGTTGACCTCGGTACTATAGCAGGAGCAACTCTTGCTACTAACGGCACAGATAAGATTGCCTTTATAGATGTTAGTAATAGTGATGTAACGAAAACAGCTACTATTTCAGAGTTAGCAACTGCTATAGCAGGAGCCGGCTTATCCGTATCAGGAGGCCAGTTGACTGCTACTGGTTCTTCTTTGACTATAGCGGCAGATTCAGGTTCTAATGATAGTGTTACAGTTGGTACTGATACTTTAACTTTTGCTGGGACGACAACGATTGATACTACAGTAAGTAATAATCAAATTACTTTCAGTGTTACTGGTTCGAGTATAAGCACAGGACAGCTTGCATCCGGAGCAGTAACGACAGATAAAATCGGTAATATAGCAGTCACAGTAGCTAAGATTGCTAACGATGCAGTTGAAACTGATAAAATAAAAGATCTTAATGTTACCGAAGGTAAACTTGCGGCAAATGCAGTAGCTACTGCTAAGATTGCTAATGCTGCAGTCACATCAGCTAAACTTAGCGATAATGCAGTAATTACTGATAGAATTAACGATCTTGCAGTTACCGGCGCTAAGATAGCTGCCGCTACAATTACCGGAGATAAGCTTTCCAATAATACGGTCGGAAGTGCTAAACTCGCAGATAGTATTGCTGTTACAGATATATCGATCACCGGAAGTACGGATTCAACCAATACCACTTCAGGCGTTTTACAAGTTACTGGGGGCGCGGGCATCGGTGGAAACTTATACGTTGGCGGAAACCTTAATATTTTAGGAGACACGACAACGGTTAACTCAACTACAGTAACAATTCAAGATCCTGTATTTGAATTAGGAGCTTCTGGCTCAGATGACAATTTAGACCGTGGTATAAAAATGCACTACAATAATAGTGGTGCAAAGTATGCCTTTATGGGATACGATGATTCGGACGGTAAATTTGTAATGATACCCGATGCTTCGGACACTAGTAATGTGTTTTCGGGTAGTGTAGGTACTTTAAAAGCTAATATCGAAGGAGATATTGAAGGAAACGCTACAAAGGTTAAAACAACACAGAATAATACCCATAGTGGTACTGTTTATATTCCTTTTGTAATGACAGAAGGTAGAAATAGTGGCGATACTTCAGGTACTTTACATCAACAACTACATACAGATAATCAACTTTATTTCAATCCTTCTACAGGTTATTTTAGAGCAGAAAACTTTCAAGGTAACTTAATTGGTAACGTAACTGGTAATGTAACTGGTAATGTAACGGGTAATTTTACTGGTAATGTTTCAGGATTGGCATCTACTGCCACCGCTCTAGAGACCGCTAGAAACTTTACAGTTGGAGGCACTGATAATTCTTTTGATGGAACCGGAGATGTTGACTTAACAGAAAGCATACAGGATACTGTAGGTGCAATGTTTAGTGGCAACACAGAATCTGGTATTACTGCCGTTTATCAAGATGGTGACGGAACTATTGATTTAACCGTTCTTCCTTCCGTACAAGTAGATCTTTCTAATAATAGTAATACTGATGCTTCTTATTATATTCCTTTCGCTGATGGAGCAACAGGAGGACAAGCACTAGAAACAGATACTAATTTAACCTATAATCCAAACACTGATATTCTTAGTGTGGGATACTACGATGGAAGCACTCCTCAAACCGCGATAAGTTTGAATGGAGATATAGTTCCTACTCAAAACGAAATATTTGACTTAGGAAGTTCAACAAAAAGATTTAAAGATTTATACCTTTCTGGAAGCACGATTGTTATAGGTACAGGCTCAGCACAACAAACAATATCTGCTAGTGATAGTGGATTAACCATATCTGGTAATTTAATAGGTAATGTTACAGGTAATGTTACAGGTAATCTAACCGGTAATGTAACGGGAACTTCGGGAAGTAGTACTGGAAACTCAGCAACAGCAACGGCTCTTGCAACAGCAAGAACTATTGGTGGAGTATCATTTGATGGTAGTGCGAATATTAATCTCCCTGGAGTTAACGCTGCAGGAAATCAAGATACTACCGGTAATGCGGCTACTGCCACTGTATTAGAAACATCGAGAACTATTCACGGCGTATCTTTTAATGGAAGCGCTAATATTGATTTAACCGAAGTAATTCAAGATACTGTAGGGGCAATGTTTAGTTCCAATACTGAAACTAACATAACTGCTACATATCAGGATGCCGATGGTACTATTGATTTAGTAGTTTCTGCGAGTAGTAGTTATGGGGACTCAGATGTAGACACCCACCTTAATCAAAGTAATCCTACTAGTGGGTATGTATTAAGCTGGAATGGTAGTGATTATGCTTGGGTTGCAGCAGGGGGCGGAAGTGCGAGCACTAGTAGTGTTCAATCCTTTACTGCGGCTTCAGCTATTGCTAGTGGCAAGGTAGTCGTACTTAAAACGAATGGTCAAATTGAAGAAGTAGGAAATACCACTTTAGCCGCAGGAACTACAGCTTTTGCCAGTTTACCTGAAGTTACGGATGATGATGATTATAATAATGACTGGGGTAAAGTCGTTTATGATGCAGGAACAGGATACTTTGTTGCGTTATGGTCAGAAGGAAGCTCCGGTTCCACAGTAAATGCTAGAGTCTATGATGTTGTTGAAAGCGACTTAACTTTTAGTGGTGGAAGTAATGCTCAAGTTGCTACTTCTCATGCTGGTTTTGGTCAAGTTGTTGGTAGATCTGACGGAGCAGGCACTGTACTAGTAGTAGGAAGAAATGGAAATTCACATAGTATTAAAGCTACTCCTATTACTATAAATAGCGATAAAACGTTTACTGTTGGTACTACAGCAACAATAGCAACTTATTCAGGTACTTCTAATCATCCGTTCCCAACAGATGTAGTATATGACTCGAATGTAGATAAATTTGTTATAAGAATTAGTCGTCAAGATACTAATAAAAATGTAGATATTTTTACCTGTTCAGTAACGGGTTCAGGAACAAGCAAGACAGCAAGTAGTATTTCTGCGGACCAAATGTCCACCCATGACTACGCTACAGTATTACGACCTGAATTAATGACCTATGATTCCACCACAAATCGAATTGTACATTTGTATCGTAATGCTAGTGGTCATCCTGCAGCTTTAATTGGTACAGTAGCTTCAAATGGTACTATTAGTTGGGGTAGTTCTCAAACAATAAATAGCGGAAGCCAAATGTACTTTGGTGTTCATGCTTATAACGGAAAAGTACTTGTCCATGTCGGTTCAGCAGAGTACGATATGGGCACTAGGTTGTGTACTATTGATGCTTCTGATAATAGTTTCTCTGCTGTTGGTAGTGCGGTAACTTTGCCTGCATGGGATAGCGGAAGCAGAACTAAGAGTAGTTCTACAGTAGATACTGTCAACGGAAAAATAGTGGTTCATTGGGAAGCTCAGAAGAGTGGTCAATATTATGAAGCATTTTCAATAGGCACTATTGGTTCTACAGCGGTTACTTATACTGCTGCAGCTTTAATGAACCGATGGAACAGCACTCAGACCACAGCTACTCAGCTAAAGAGTATGTTAACTGGAGCGTATGATTCTACTAATAAAGTAATAGTAACCGCTGCTACTAGGACTTCTGATGGTTCTATGAAACTTCAGGCAAGAAGAACAACAGCTTTAAGTCTAGGATCCAACTACGCTGATTGGATCGGTATAGCAACCGCAGCTATTAATTCAGGATCTGCCGGTGATATAACTGTTCTTGGAGGAGTAAGCACTAATCAAAGCGGACTAACTGCAGGAACCAACTATTATGTTCATACAGATGGAACTTTAACCTCTACAGCAAATGATTACCCTATAGGAGAGGCACTGTCTGCAACCTCTTTATTAATTAAAGGCGGAGTAATTGCAGGAGGCGTAAGTGTCACTCATACTTTAGCGGCTGATGGTGGAGTAAATGATACTCTAACTAGCGGGGAAACTTTAACTATCAGTGGCGGAGAGGGAATAGATACTACAGTATCAAATAATACAATTACTATTGATGCAGAATACGCATCTGAAACCAACTTTGGAGTTGCTACTTTTGATGGAACTGACTTTACTGTTTCATCTGGAGACGTAACTATTAATGCAGAAAGAATCCAAGATATAATTGGAGCAATGGTTACTGGTAATACTGAAAGTAATATTACAGTAACTTACGATGATAGTGATGGTACTTTAGATTTTGTTGGAGCTACTAGCTTAGCAGATGACACTAGCCCTACTCTTGGTGGTAACTTAAATGTAGGTTCGAGCTCTTTAGTATCAACAAGTAATGCAGATATTAATATTACTCCTGATGGAACAGGTAATGTAAACTTAAGTACAGATACAGTAAGAGTAGGCGGATCTAACGAAAATGCAATTATTACTACTAATGGTACAGGGGATCTAACTCTTAGTACCAATTCAGGAACAAATTCAGGCACAATACTTATCGCAGACGGAGCTAATAGTAATATTACTTTGGATCCAAATGGTACAGGAAAAGTTGTAGTAGGCTCTGCTTTACAAGTAGGAGTTTATACTCTTCCTGCTACAGATGGTACTGCGAATCAAGTATTAAAAACAAATGGTTCAGGCACCCTTAGTTGGGGAGAGCCACCTGGATCCGGTATCGAAACTTTTAGACAGTATGGAGCAGCAAGAATTCATACTGGAATTAAGAGATGGTATCCAAACTCTGCGGCTACTGTTAGTAAAATAGTAGCTCGAGTAAATGGAGCGCCTGTAGGAGCGGCAATTAATTTAGCGATTAAGAAAGTTTCTGGAGGCAGCACAACAACAACAAATATGTCAATAGCAGCAGGCGCTTACAAGGCGGAAAATACTTCGCCAAGTTTGAGCCTGGCTTATGACGACTATATCACAGTAGACGTTACTCAGATAGGGTCAACTACTGCAGGTAATGACTTACAAGTAATCTTTACTTACTCATACTAAGGAGAAAACTATGGCTTTAGACAAGTCAGCACAGTCGGCGCTATTAACTGAGATAAGGGATTTAATAGGGATGGGAAGTACAGAAAACGATGCTTTTATTGCTTCTGTTCCAGTCACTATTTATCGTACATCACCAGGTATAGACGACTCTAAAAAATCTAAAACTTATTTGCTTGATAGTTCTCATGCAAAATTTGAAGAAGCACAATATTGGGATTTGCCCTACACAGCGGCAGATGGAAACGGTATTTGGCAAGGAATAGTGTTAGGGGATCATACTAAAAAAGATTCTGACAACCTATGGACTGAATATACAGGAGAGTAAAATGGCTTATTGGAGACTAGACCCAGTAAATGATAGTTCTACAGCGACTATTACTAGTAATGCTGTGGCAGACCTTCACAATATTTTTAATGGAACACATACGGCTGTTTCGGATCTTACTAGCTCGTCTTGGCATGTTGGAAACTGCTATACAGTGGGCACTGTTGCTACTTCCGGTATGTATCAAGCAGGAAGCCATTCAGGCTCTACATCAGGCACATACACAGGTTGGTCGTCCGCTTTTACTGGTGCTGATAAATTTCACTATGCAAAAGGTCAGGTATCAGGGTATCAGCCCTCCCGACAGGTTACGTACAATAAGGACAACACAAACAAGGATCGTTTTAGGTCTTTTAATCCTGCGGGCGGAAATGGATTGCCAGGCAATACTACGGCCCAGAAATGGATGGCTAGTACCACTACCGGAGTTGGAGAGATAGGCGCCTCTTATATGCAATTTTCCATTATACATATAATTAGAAATGATACGACCTTTCTAATATGGTGCCAATCTGGTACTACAGCCTCAGCTGATTATGCCTATTTTATGATAGCGGATCTAGAGTTTATAAATGGAGTAGATGATTTCCATTATGCAAATACGACGAATTACTGTCCTACTATTACTGTTGCAGGTGTACATGAAGATACTATGCTTGCAGATCCACCTACAGTACAAACTGATGATGATGAAACTAGATTCGGAGTTGGAATGGCTCCTAATCCGGATGTAGGAGGAGTATATAGGCATCCTCAATGGAGTGATGGTAATAATTTTCATTTTGGGTATCAAGTCAGCCAGAATTATTATGGTAGTCTTTGGCCAAAACCTATGACTAGTATGAATAACTTAAAAAACTCTGCGGGGGATGTGTATCCTCTTACTCCTGTTTTCTTTGATGCATCTAATAATGCAACTAATAACTATTCTGGAACAAGACAAGGAAAACTGATGAATGTCTATAGAACGACGGATAATTTAGATATTGGTGCAAGAATACAAGTAGGTTCTACCTATTATAGGTGCCTACCTTTTCATCCTACAGGAAGGGAGACTCTGGTTCTTGCTCCTAAAAGATCTACTTATGCTTTTCCAGAAAATAACGTTGCTTACTAAGGAGCACAAGAATGTTTAGAAAAATGGGAAATATTTATCGGTTTCGTATTGTTGAAGATACTGATAAAAATTGGATCACAGAAGCCCTACAGGGAGAAACCACGGGACTACTTAGTGTCGAGGATATCCTTAAGGGCGGAAGGATACTTAATGCGCACGAAGGGCTACAAGATAAGTTTTATGTTGGCCCTTTCTACCGCATAATTAGTCGCCAAGACGGAGTTGGAGGGGATATAGCGTTAGCTACTACTTTAATTAAAGAAGCGGGAACAAGAGAGTTCCAAATTTTCGCTATACATCCTACACATAGAAACACTGAAAATCTTGGGGAAGAAATTGCAAAAGCAATGCATATATGGGGAGCTAGTCCTAGCTGCCCATGGAAAGCCGTAGAAGCAATAATTCCTATTCATAAACCTTTAGACGGATTGAAACGGCCCCAATATTTGAAAGTTAGTGACGACGACACAACTAATCATTATTATATAAATCGTGAAACTGATCCTGAGAATACTCAAAAGCCTTTTTAATAAGAGAATAAAGTGACCACATATAGCGCAACAGTTAGTAGTTATAGTACTAGTAGTAGTCATAGAACCGTTACCCAGAATGTGGGAACCGGCGATACGATTAATGTTAGTTTTTCAAACTATGTTCCCTATACTAGCTTTGTGGTTAGTCTTATTACTAATTGTTCAAGTAGTGTATCAGTTAACGTTAATCCTATAAGTAGTGGTGCAACTTTAACCTTTAGCAGTTCGAGTGCGGGCAGCTATGATTTTAGAGTTACTCATACAATGACAGCAGGTAAATCTAGTACCGTAAAATACAGCGGAGTCACAGGAACAGTTTCTGCTGCTACTCCTACGCTTACTGCTGTAGATGTTACTCCTGCTACATGGTCTAATACTGGTGCAGGAAGCCAAGCCTTTGCGGCATCAGCAACAGGTACTGCTACCGATGTGGTATATGCGTGGTCATTAACAGGCGACACAGACAATGCTACCCTTAGTGCTACTTCAGGCACTCCTGTAACTGTAACTATGGGAAATGATATAGGAGAAAGCCAAGAAACTGTTACTGTTAACGTAAGTGCTACTTCTAGCTCTGCCTCTGTATCTTCTGGAATTACAGATACTGCTGTAATTACTCAAACTCATGAGGCAGCAACTCTTACTGCTGTAGACATTTCTCCCGCAACAGCAACTATTAGCAATGGAGGAACTCAAGTTTTCACAGCTTCTAGAACAGGTAATGTTACGGATACTGTATATGCATGGTCACTATCGGGAGATACTGATAATGTTAGTCTTAGTTCTAGTTCCGGAAACCCAGTTACTGTAACGGCTACAGATAATGACGATACTAGTCAAGAAACTGTTACTGTTAATGTAAGCGCTACTTCTAGTCAGGCTTCGGTTAGTTCTGGAGTTACGGATACTTCTACACTAACGTTAAACCATACCCAAACTCCTCAAGGCGTACTTGTAACTCCTGGGGGTACAGCAATCGCCATAGCCTCTATAGCGAACCCTGCAGTTCTTGTAACTGGTAGTAGCACAATACCTTTATCTGGCTTACGAGACCTAGATGGACTACTTTTAGCATCAACCTCTACAGCTGTCTTGTCATCTGTTAAAGTTTTGTCGGGATCTTTCGTAGAATTTGAGGTTCCTGTTGATTCTTGGGATGGGGGCGCAAATTGGGGCTCTAGTTTCTAACTCCTTTTAAAATAAGGTGTAAAAAATAAGTCTTGACATTTTAAAATTTTTTTGCTATAATACTCAAACACTGGAGCTTCCGAGGCTCCTTTAACCCAACAGTTACTCCAAACATAAAAAACGAGGTAAAAATGCTCAAAAGGTTGATTGGCCTATCTATAGGCCTAGTATTGCTTTCACCGTTTGCATCCGCAGACAGAATAATAGAAGAGATAGTAGTAGTTGCAGAAAAACGTGACGAAAATCTAAAAGATTTATCTCAAGCCGTAACAGTTCTCAGCGGGGAGGAGTTAGATCAGAAAAACGTAACTACCTTTGTCGACTTGAGTGCCATTGCTCCTGGAGTTACAGTAGCAAAAAATGAAGGTTATAAGACGATTATATCAATTCGAGGAATCGGAAATGAAACTAATCAAAACGCTATAGCCGCCCCTTCAGTTGCATACCATCTAGACGGTGTATATGTAGCTTCTCCCTTCTCCCTACAAACAGATTTCATTGATGTTGACCGCATAGAGGTGTTAAGAGGACCACAAGGTACTCTTTTCGGACAAAACTCTACTGGCGGAGCAATTAATGTTATTAGCAAAGCTCCTTCTACAGAAGGATTTGAAATGTCAGGAGATCTCACAGCTGGAAATTATAACCTAAAAAAGGGTAGAATCTCCTTAAACATTCCTATTACGGACAGTTTCGCTACTCGAACTTCCGTATCGGTAACGGATCGAGACGGATTCTCGAAAAATCTACTAAATGGACAGGACTTGGATGATATGAGCTCTATCAGTGCTCGTACAGACTGGGAGTATATGGGTAGTGCTGCCAGTATAAGAGTTTTTGCTCAATATTTTGATGCAGACAACAATGGGGCTGCAATGAAAGGTATTGATGATCCCACCCCCAATCCGAGAGAACTATTGCAAGATACAGAAGCAAATTTTGAACTTACATCAAAGCTTGCTGCAGCTATACTTGAAGTCCCTCTCAGTAATTCTACTTTAAAAGCTATTGCTAGCTGGCAAGAAGATGATGTACTTATAAAGCGAGATAATGACCGACATAACTTTGGAGATATTCATATCGGAGGCCTGTGGGCGGGACTACCCTATATTCGAGCAGAATATGATCCAGAAACCTCTTTAGTTGAAACAAAAACTTTTGAAGTCAACATTATTTCAGACACCCCGTTGTTTGCTAAGTTGGACTGGACAGTAGGAGCTTTCTACTTAGATCATAAGATAGAAAATCATATTCGTGAGTATAAAGATGTAAACAACGTGTATGATATTGGTTTAATGGACGGAGAGTTTACTCCTTACATTCACAACTCTGAATGCCCTGCTTGCTTCGCTATTTATGGAGCGGAAGTAGGTTTTATTTCAGATGCTTTTCCTACACGAGAATCTTACTCAGCTTATGCACAAACTACTCTTAATATGACAGATACTACTAGACTAGTTACTGGAGTTCGATATACAGACGATACAGTGGACAGTTTTGTTTCAAATTTCTTTGGAATACCAGGGCAAGTGTATAATCTTCAGGAAAATCTATCAGAAACCACAGGAAGAGTTGCAGTAGAGTGGGATGTTACAGATAATGCTATGACGTACTTATCTGTAACAAAAGGATTTAAACCAGGAGGTAGTAATCTTACGTTTGGTTTCGATAATGATAATGCTCCTGTAATGGTTTTTCCAATCTTTAAGAATGAAGAAATTTTAGCTTATGAGATAGGCTTTAAATCTGTTTATGAGGCTACTAGGCTTAACGCTGCTGTATTCTACTATGATTATGAAAATTTGCAGTTTCAAGCAACAGATCCAGATATTTATAGAGGAGGAGTAGCAAACATACCAGAAGTAAATGTACAGGGAGTAGAAGTTGAATTAGTAAGATTACTTACTGATGCACTTACTTTTGATGTAAAAGTCGCATATCTTGATTCCGATATTAAATCCGCTTATGAAGCTTTAGATAATGTAAAAGCAGAGCCGTATTTCTTTGGCCAAGAGGCTTTGAGATACGATCTGAGAGAAAATATTCAAGGAAACGAGCTTGCAAAGACTCCTGGTCTTACTGCAAACATAAGTCTAAAATATGAGAAATATTTAGACTCAGGGCTATTTTCCGGAATAGTGGAATATGTACACAGAGGGGAGTTTCAACAAAGGGTAATAAATAACCCAACAGTAGATACTGTTCCTAGCTATGATATTGTTAACCTTTTACTTAGCTATGACTTAGCGAATGAAAAGCTTGGATTTGATTTAATGGCGTATAACATAACTGATGAAGCAGGAGTAAACTCACGTATGACTGATGTATTTGGAGTAGGTGCAACAGGTATAGAGCTTATTCCGCCTAGACAGGTTATGGGCAGAATTAGATATTTCTTTTAATGAGTCCTATGGAAAGTTTCATTGAGAAAGACTTTAACAGATTAAGACTACGAAGTACAGACTGGGTAGGGCCCCAAGAAGAGCTGAATAAACTACTTAGTAGAATGAGAGTAGCCATGAAAAATAGAAATGGCGTAGGAATTGCTGCAATACAAATTGGAGTTCCTGTTCGAGTCTGTATCGCCAATAATCATGTAATTATAAACCCTAAAATTAAAAAATTAGGCAGTATACCTCAACCACATGATGAGGGCTGTTTAAGTCTTCCGAATACAATAGTTCGTGTTAAACGAAAACATTCTATTGAACTAGAGTATTTAGATGAGAATTTAAAATCAAAAAGGCAGACTTTTAAGAAATTTGATGCTGTAGTAGTTCAACATGAACTAGATCATCTTAATGGGAAGTTAATAATTGATAGGGGGAAAAAGTATTAAAAAAGGGGGCAAAAGCCCCCTTTTTTATATCTCTACTGACTTTGAACTCTCTTCTGCAAGTGTGCCGTCAAAAACTTCTTCACTTGGGGGCTTTTCTACTTCCTCTTGAAGTAGACCAACAAAACCTCTTTTTGAAATTTCTAGTTGGTCGAGTTTAGCTCTTGTAGAGTTAAGCTGTACATCCAAGTCTTGAATCTGAGCAACATAATATTTTGCTTTTTCAGACAAGTCTTCAATAATGTATTGATTATCGTTGAATGTAAGTACAGGCTTTTCCTCTGTAGTTGCAGCTGCTTCTGCCATGTTTCATTCTCCTATTTAAATATATCTTGCCAGTTTCCGGTTGTGCTCGCGCGTGCATACTCGGTGGCTCGATTTTCAAAAAAGTTAGTATGCTCTACCGCGTTTAACATATAGTCAAGCCACGGTAAAGGGTTTTCTTCGCTGCCAAATATTTTTTTCATCCCTAGTTGCAGTAACCTTCTATCAGCAATATATCTAATATATGCTTTTACTTGTTCAGGAGTTAAGTCTGGGACTTCAGCCCCTGAAAAGCAAAGATCGATAAAAGCATCTTCTAGTTCTACGGTACGTTCGGCAGCACAGTATATTTCATACTTCAAGTCGTCGTTCCATAGATCGGGATTTTCTTTAATGAAGGTACGAAATAATTGTGTCATGCCTTCAACATGGAGAGTTTCGTCTCTTATTGACCATGTTACAATTTGTCCCATACCCTTCATTAAATTATGTCGAGGAAAGTTCAATAGAATAGCAAAGCTACTAAATAATTGAACTCCCTCAGTAAAAGCAGAATAGATAGCCATTGTTTTAGCAATGTTTAACTTACTATCCATCCCGAAATTACCTAAGTGCTCATGCTTGTCCAACATTTCTTTATGCTGAAAAAACTTCTGATACTCATCATCTCCAAACCCTAGAGTTTCTAGTAATAATGAATATGCTTCTTGATGTACGGCTTCCATTCCTGCGAAAGCTGATAACATCATTCTTACTTCAGGCTGCTTGAATGTAGGTAAATAATGCTTTGCATACCCACAACAAACATCTACATCTGCCTGTGTAAAAAATCTAAAAATATTGGAAATTAAGATTTTATTTCCATTTGTTAGTTTTTCTCTATAGTCCTTCAAATCATCCGCTAGATTGACTTCATCAGGAAGCCAATGCATGTGTTGTTGAGTCTTATAGTGCTCAAATGCCCATGGATAACTAAAAGGCTTATAATATTCTCTTTCTGTTAATAGATCCATTTATCACTCACCAATTATGTACTATATTGCTCATAATAAAGAAACAAGTAGCAAAGTTTATCACCACTATTACACTTCTTATGATACAAACATAGTCATCATACTCTTCGGTTTTCTCATCAGCAAAACCTCCCAGAGCATATTTCCAAATTGTCCACATCTTAGCCCTCACAAGCCAGACACCCTTCTTCGTCTATACTTTCAAAAATTCTTTGTCTAAGTACCTCATCAGATACTGTTTCTGCCCTTTTATAGGCTTCACTTCTTAAGTAGTATAGAGTTTTTACTCCTCTTTTCCATGCCATCATATGAACAGCATGTAGCTCTTGCTTAGACACATTTGCAGGAAAAAATACATTTAAAGATTGACTTTGACATATTTCTTCTTGTCTATCTGCCGCCATTTCAATTACCCATCTTTGATCAATTTCTACTGCTGTTTTAAATACGTCTTTAGTCCACTCATCAAGAAAATCTAGGTGTTGTACAGAACCTCCGTTAGTTACTACACTTTTCCAAACTTCGTCCGTATCTTCGCCCAAATCTTGTAAGATATTTTCAAGATATTCGTTTTTAAGCAAACTACTCCCACTTTTAGTTTTTTGAGTGAAAGCATTAGCACGATAAGGCTCGATTGAAGGAGAAGTATTACCGCATATAATGCTAGAACTGGCGTTAGGAGCAATAGCAAGAAGGTGAGAATTGCGTACTCCCGCGCCCTCTCCATCTGGACACTCGCCTCGCTCTCTAGCAAGTCTTTTAGTCTCATTTACTGCCTCCGTTTTAATTTTCTTAAACATTTGCATGTTTCTACCCTTTGCCATAGCACTCTCAAAAGGGATATTATTACGTTGTAGATAAGCATGGAACCCCATAGCCCCTAGTCCTAAACTTCGCTCTCTCATAGCACTATATTTAGCTCTGTGAAGCTGCTCGGGAGCATTATCAATAAAGTACTGAAGCACATTATCAAGCATACGAATTAGGTCGGGTATAAATTGCTCATTGTCTTTCCACTCATCATATTCTTCTAGATTTACACTCGACAAGCAACATACCGCTGTGCGGTCTTTGTCTGTAGGTAGTGTAATTTCAGAACAAAGATTAGATTGATGTACTTTTAAGCCTAATTTTTGTTGAAATTCGGGCAAAGCTTCATCAACTGTATCTTTAAATACAATATAAGGCTCTCCTGTTTCCACACGATTTTGAATAAGTTTTACCCAAAGTGTCTTTGCTGGAACCGTTTTTATAACTTTTCCCGAATGAGGATCAATTAAGTCCCACGAGTCATCAGATCCTGGGTTTCTTGTTGCATTTTCAATGAGTTGCATAAAATCATCCCCAATCATTACACCATGATGAAGATTAGTTGATTTTCTGTTTACGTCTCCTCCAGTAGGTTTTCGTACATCTAAAAATTCTTCGATTTCGGGATGGGACATATCAATATAAGCAGCATAGCTTCCTCGTCTTGTTATGCCTTGAGAGAAAGCAAGCATCTCAGCATCTACAACCTTTAGAAAAGGTATTACGCCTGTACTCTCGGAGCCATTACTCGTTTTCGAGCCCACACTCCGAACCCCGCTCCAGCACCCGCCAACGCCTCCACCTACGGAGGACAGGAAAGCATTCTCAGTATAGTGATCTGTTATCCCGCCTCTCGAATCCTCAACATAATTAAGAAAACAACTAATAGGCAGCCCACGAGTTGTTCCACCATTAGAAAGTACAGGAGTAGAAAACATAAACCAAAGTTTACTAGCATAATCGTATAGTCTCTGAGCATGTTCGTCATTATCTGCAAAAGCTTCTGCTGCTCTGGCAAAAGCCTGCTGTGGGGAGGTTTCTCCCTCCATTAAGTATCTATCTTCTAAAGTTTTGAAACTAAAGTCTGATAAATACTTATCTCTATTATAACTAAGCTGCATTCAATATACTCCTTATTTCTGATATATTATCAGACCCAATTGCGTCATCGCAATAAGTTAACAGATCCATTAATTCGTAATTAATTAATATTTGTTCAGCATTTTCATTCAATGCTTGAATATATTTATACTTACTATCAATAGGTGTAGCATCATAGATATTAAACGCACTTCCGTATTGGTTTATTAAACCTACTGCTCTCTTTGGCCCTATTCCGGGTATTCCTGGTACATTATCCCCTTTATCACCAGTTAGGCATTTTAAGGAGATATACTCTTCGGGACTCACTTCATAGTGATCTTTCCAGCTATCTAAAGTTACCTCTTTTCTAGTAACATAAGAAAATCTTCCAACCTTTTCTTCTATTAGTAAGTCCCAATCTCTATCACTAGAAATTAACCAAATATACTCTAAACTATACTCCTGTTTTTCTTTAACTAGGTGAGCAGCAATATCGTCTGCTTCTACCCCTCTGAATCTTAGTATAGGATAGTTTTCTGATAATAATTCTAGTGTTGCTTCATACTCTTCAAAAAACTCTTCAAAAGCTATTTTTTCTTCTTCTGACTGTTCAGCAACCTTATCCTTTCTGTTTTGTTTATAATCAGAACTTATATTTTTTCTGTATTCCGATGAACCCCAGTCAGCAGTAATTATAACTTTTTTACAGTCATAAGATCTAGCTAAACTTTGTACAGTTTTTTCATATTCATACCTAAAATCGGTTCTTCCCTGATGTTTCCATCGAAAAGCCAAGTTCAAAGCATCAACAATTAGCGTACAATTTGGGTTTTCATTAATTAATTTATCTGAAAAACTAAAGGTCATATAAAACTCACTTCTTCTTTGTTCAGCCATTCTTCTGCTAACAAGACATAGCAATCTAAAAAGTTAATGTATAACCAATCTTCTGTATTTATAGGTCTAATATTTGTTACTATAAATACAGGGCTTCTATTATACTTAAAGAATAATAAAGGCTCCTGGTCTCCTTTTACAGCTTGGGAAACTACTTTAGTCCACCACCGTATTAAATTATTTGTTTTTACTTGCGTAAAAATTTTATCACTTAGAGGAGATTCCGCATAGTTTTTAACTTCAATACAAAATCTATTTTTTTCATGAGGAACATATAAATCCCCCTTTAGGTACTCCAGCGCACCAGAGCTAGGCACTCTTTCAAATTGAAGGCCTAACTTTTCCCTAAGTAAATCTCTAACTAAATATTCTCCTCTTGCTCCTTTTGATCTCGAATCTACCATACTATTGTTCCAATGCACTTACGTTGCCTTTCTTTACTACTTCAATTTTCTCCAACAAAGGATGAGTCCAGCCATGAGAAACAACATAAGTGTTTAAATCTTCATTTAATAACACTTCTACTAGTTTTTCTCTCCCACTTTCGTCTAGTACATTTATTACTTCATCTAAAAATAAAATATTTATTCTGGACTTAGAGATACTACTCATTAATTTTCTAATTGCTATTAATGTAGCAGTATTTACTCTTGCTAGCTCCCCTGAAGAAAGGGCTAGAATGTCTACTATATTTTCATTGTCTGTAATTTGTACATTTAATTTATCATTGGAAACCACGAATTCTAAAGTAAATCGCCCATCCGAAAGCTCAGCTAAGTATTGATTAGCTAACTCTTCTAGCTCTTTAACTAAGTTTTCTATTTTATAGGCCAACAATCCGTTAGTACTAAAAGCTCTTTTTAGTATTTCTAGATTAGAGTCTAATTCTTGGCTATCTTTTAACACGGCTTTAGCTTTATCTAATTTAGCTATGAAACCGTCAGTCTGTGCCTCTATTATCTCTATTCTAGTGTTATTTTTTGTTCGTGCCTCATTTTCTTTGGCGACTTCTTTTATTTTTGTTCTTGCTTCGTTCAGTGTCTCTTTTACTTTATTAATTTTAGCTTCTAAATCTTCTTTATCAAGAATCTCATAAGGTAAGTTAAAATCAATATTTCTATAGAGGTCTTCCCATTCTTTCTGGTATTTTACATTATATTCGAACTGTTTATTATGCTGTTTAATTTCTGATATTCTTCTCTCAATTTCATTTTGTCTTTCTGTTTCAGACATAATTTTAGTTGTCTCTAACGAGAGAAGAGACTCAATAAAGTCAGAATCTACATCTTGCTCACACGTAGGACATTTATCCTCTAGTTTACTTAATTTATCCAAAAGTCGTTTTGAACCCGCTACTGATTGTGACAAGCTACCTGCCTCTGCTTGAAGCTCATCGTAGGATTTTTTATCCTTAATAGGCGATTCTTGGATTGCTTCTATATCGATCTTACTGAGCATCTGTTTATATTGTTCGTTTTGTAAAATTTTTTTATTTTTCGCAGAGATATTTTCAAGTTCTATCGTCAGGGAACTTAAACTCTTCTCATATTGTTCCGTCTCGATTTCAAAATTTAATAGTGGTAGTATGTTGACATCCTCTAATTTATTTGTTTCCAACCATTTTTCAATGGTATTAATTTCTGAGGTTACTCCAATAATACCTGCTGATGACTCTCTTGAAGCCTCTTTAAAGACTTCGAAAAGATTAACATATTCGTCTAAATGCAACAAATCTATCAGAAACTTTTTTCGATTTGTGTCTGTTGCAGTCAAGAATTGTAAACTAGCATTTGTATTTTGATAAACAAGTTGAGAAAAAGTTTTAAAATCAATTCCCAGTATTTCTTGTAAAGTTTTATAAGTATTTGTGGCAGTATGACTTGATATGTCTTCGCCATTTTTTTCTAACTTTACTTTTATACTTGACTTTCTATCTACTGTTACACTATAGTCAATACTATCTTTTTCAAATTCTAAAAAGATAGTATAACCATCATTTATGTACCTATTTGGTATATCTGCTTTTTTGATTCCTTTTGAGTTTTTATTATAAAGAATCTCTTCAATAACTAACGGTATAGACGACTTGCCCATACCGTTAGTACCAATTATTTGAGTCACAGTATTATCATCTAATACTAACTCATTGTCAGGGCCATAACTAAAGCAGTTACTCCACTTGAGCTTTTTGAGCGTAATCATTATAGGTCCCTATTATATTGCTTATTTGTTTTTCGGGAATCTCTAATATATAGCGTAGATACTCTACTAACTCTTCTTCGAGAGTCATGTCTTTCTCTATAATTAAAGAGGCTTCCGAGTTTCTTTTTATTACTTTTTTATCAAGTAATTCAGAGTTTTCTATTGAGGCTAGCTCTTGTATCCCACCTTCTATCTCATAAATAGTATGGTCATATTTTGTTTCTAACATTAAAGCAGGATCTTTAACTGTTTTTCTAATCAGTTGGGGCAGCTCAAAAGGTTGCCATGTCCACTCCCATGTTAAAGGTTTTATCATAAGATACCCTGTCTCTACATGCTTTCTATGAAAAGATGTAGTCATAGGACTTCCAGGATATACAATGTTTCTTTGAGTATTGCTATGAGCATGTAAATCTCCTGCAAATATCACTGGAAAATCATTAAACCTATCTAAGTCTACTTCGGGTTTAACATGAGGGGGTATTTCACCCCTCACATGAGTAAACAGAGGCTTTGTTGTATCAAACCACTCAATACTACCTTTTTTATGCAATTCTGCATAAGGAAGTATACCAAACCCTAAATCTTCATCAATGTAAGATATATCTACCACATTTACAAGAGGATTAATATCTCTTGTAGCTTGTTTTAATTGACTAAAGAATGTACGATTTTTCCTAGTAGCTTCATGGTTCCCATCATAAATAACAGTAGGAATTTTTACTTGTCTGATAAAATCAAAATATAAAGCTAGCTCTTCCATAGAGGGCAGTCGGTCAAATAAATCTCCTCCAATAATGTGCGTATTACAAACTTCGGAAAGTTCATGCACTTGTTTGAAAAATTCAAAATACCTTTTTTTGGCCCACTCAACTGGGACATTCTTTTGTCCCAGTTTTAAGTGCCAATCTGCCGTAAATAAAATCATGCGATATTAAACTCTGCTTCAATACTTTCGTCAATCTCTTCAGAACCGCCTACATTATCCCTAATTCTATCAAGAAGCTCTTTTTGAGCATCAGGGGTAGGACGAGGCATTACATCGTCCATAGACTTCAACTCTGCCACAAGTTCCATTTCGCTTTCAGTAAGCGCACTAGACTTACACTTTAGTGGTTGAAGTTGGTACTCTACATTATAAGGTAGAGGCCCAGTTTTCACCCTCTTAAACTTAACTGACCAGCCCGTTTCAGTATCAGTAGGGTCACCCAAATCTTCAGCAGCAGTAATAATTTGCTCCCAAAGTTTCTTTTTAAGGTTTACAACCTTAACTTGACCATTGTCAATACATTGTGTGGCATAGCTCCACCCACACTTTAAGTCAGGATAAAACTCTCTAACCCAGTCTTTTTCCTTATTATTAAAAGCCTCTTCATTTCTATCGAAAGAAAGACACTCAAAAGGAATGTTCTTGTCGTTCTCGCCTTTTATCCAGTAAACATAGCGAGCAAGAATGTCTCCAACCAATCGGAACTCATTGTCCCCATCCTTGTATTGGAAGCTAGTAATATTCGACTTTTGAGCCGACCCTTTTTGTTTGTTAAATGAAATTGCCATTTATTTTTCTCCGTAAGATGACTTCTCGTATAAAAAATGTAGGAACCCTTCTTCTATACTGAGTAGCCTGTTGTTGTTAATCATTTTTGTTGAGTTGGTGACAGGAATTAATAATACGTCAAGACTTAAACTTTTGGTATTATAATAATCCGCCACAGATCGCAGAGAACACAGAAAAATATATTCTGTGATTTCACGATTCGTATACTTATATGAGAGGTGTAAGAGGGCTTCTGGGTTGAGCATGAAACTAACCCCTGAGAAGTTTTTCTGCGAATATTTATAGATGGGATCGTAACGATTTTTAGGAACCTGTTTATTAACAAGCATTTTAAAAATTCGTACTATCTCACGGGTTTTGGCGTTTCCCGCACTATAAATTTTCGACCAGTCATATAAGAACATATATTATACTAAAAAATAACCTACGTGTCAAGAACTATTTTTTTAAAGTTGTTTGATTTTATAACCCTGTTTCATGTAGTAGCCCATCCTATTGGAAGCCTGTCTTTTTGCAGTATTCCCAACTAGATGTATATCCACAATTACGGGGCTGAGCTTATTTTCTTCTTTTCGTATTACTCGACCTATTAGCTGAGTAAGCAAAGGCTCATTATTTATAGGAGTTCCAAGAATTAAGCAACTTAAGTTATTTAAGGATATTCCTTCCGAAAAAATAGCTTGCGTACCAAATAATATATCTTTCTTATTATTCCTAATTTCAGCCATATATGTTTCTCTGTCCTCATGGGAAACCTCGCCCGTAACACATATAGCTCTATCACCTGCTAGTTCGGCGCAGGCTTTTAAAAAATGCACTCTATCACTCACTACAAGTACCTTGTGGCCTCTTGCGGCGTACGCCGCAGCAGCCATAGCAACAGTATGACGATACTCATTATCGTTGGCTAAGTGTGTCACTCTATTTGCCCAAGGAGTTCGTGCGCCATCCATAAATCTAACCTCGGATCTTAAAATATGAATTGTAGGGGACATGAAGTTTTCTTTCGGGGGTTTATAGACATTTTGTCCAAAGTAATCTCGAAAAACTACATGTTTACCATCTTTTCTTTCTATAGTTCCTGACAATCCTATCTTATATCTTGCATAGTTAGTATCTATAATTTTAGAAAACGTTGGGGATGAGACATGATGCATTTCATCCAAAATGATAGTCCCAAATTCCCGTTTAATCTCGGGAAGCTTTCTATACAATGTCTGAGTATTTCCAACCACAATGGGCTTAGAAAGATCAAAGTTCCCACTACCAATGATAGAAGGTTTAAATCCATAGACTTTCTCCACTTCTTTTGCCCACTGATTTCTTAGTGGGACAGTATGAGTTATAACAAGGGTTTTTTGACCCAATTTACCAGCTATTGCAAGACCTGTAAAAGTCTTACCCCAGCTGACCCAAGCGTTAATTATAGCGTTATCATCAATTGCGTCATAAACTTCCTTTTGGCTTTTTCGTAAAGTGAATTTAAATTTTGGAAGTTCTTGGCATGACATTTGCCTATTATCAGAAACTTCGTAATCTTCTGGTATTAAATCCGTTCTTCCTACAGGGATACTAACTAAGTTGGAGCGTATCCGTACCATATTCTTTATTACTAAAGGAGGGTCATTAGGGTTGTGCGAAGGAATTGTATACGTCAGTTCTTTGCTTAAAAAGTCCTTATACTCATTACTTACTTCCATGTAAATTCTATTACTTATTATTGCTTTCATATCCCCAGTACTTGTTTGGCGGTAATATAGTCTTTGACGAACCCACTACGAACAATATCTTTAATATCAAAATCAATTAAATCAAAGTATTCGGTAGCTTTTAAAATTTTTACAAAGGTATGTAAGCCTTTTTTCTCTGCTTCAGCTTTTAAATCAGATTGACGAAAATCTCCACAGAAAATTACTCTACAGCCTTCTCCTATTCTTGTAATTATTGAGTCTAGCTCATGAAATGACATATTTTGACATTCATCAACTATAATATAAGAATCTCGTAAAGTAATACCCCTAATAAAAGAAGTAGTCATAAACTCTACTAAATGCTTGCTTTTTAGTATATCATAAGCGTCCCCTCTTTGAAACAGCTCCACACAAATATCCTTGTAGGGTTGTTCATAGATAGCAGTTTTTTCTTTTTCTGTTCCAGGAAGAAATCCTATATCTCTAGTAGGTACAGCACTTCTTATAATAACTAATTTTTTAGCCATGCTTTTTATCATATCGTCAAAAGCAAGGTAACAGGAAATAAAAGTCTTTCCTGTGCCTGCAACTCCGTGTAGAACTAAATTTTTTCCACTTTCAAAAGCCTTTAACTGATTTCGTGTTAATGGCTCTATTTCATGTAAAGTTAAGCTCGCAGCTTGTAGTGTTCGATTTTTTGCTTTACTAACCATTTATCTGGTAATCCTTGTTTCATAGCTTGCCTCGTCTTCTATCCACCACGGAGGCTTTTCTCTTCCTTTCCATGAAGCAAAAGTAGCTTTATCTTTATGATAAAATCTACGATAGGCTTCTATGGCGTCTTGTCCTTTAAGCTCGTCTGGCATAGCCTGAGCAAAAGGAGTGAGTCCATCTCTTGGTAAGCATAATGGATCTGGGAGTTTGAGTATGACACTATGCACTGATTTATGGCTTCGGCCGTATCGGTATCCGTACTCGCTGTCGAGAGCCAACGCATAGCAGTATAACCATTCATAATTATCCAGGCTAGTACGAGCCCAGACAGTACAAGGATGGTTGTACATGGTTGGAAGGTAGGGGAAAGCCCTTTCTTCATTTTTCTTTTCCTCCTTTAAAACCGCCCACTCCTCCGACGTGAGCTTTCTTGGAATATATCCTAAATACTTATCCACCCAATGATTAGTGCATAGCATTTGTGCGGCTTCTAGAGGCATCTTTACAATGTGCTTATCTACATGATACTCAGCGCATTTATCGATATCCGTATCTAAAATAAATATATTCATAATTTAAACTTTTCTTCTAGTGTTATCTTTTTTATTTTCTGAGAACTCGTACAGCATCCAAGGTATTCCTTTTAAATGTAACATACCAGCCCACTTTTGTTCATGTAGTGGAGGTCGAGGTATCTTAATAGGAAAAGAAATATCTTTTAGCCATAAGACTGATGCAACATCCTTTCTCTCTACTTTTCTTATTCTATAGTATCTTAGAGAACAAGAAATACTTTTTTCATAAATGAAAGGCGTTCCATCATTATCTATAAAAGTTGATACATTTTGTTTAATAATTCCTAAATGGCTATTTAGACTTGCTTTTAAAGGATATAATTCTTTAAAGCCAGTTTGAAGTCTTCTTAAACCTAATGTGGCCCCTTTCATGTTTTTATCATCTACTAATTTATCATCTACAAAGAGCAGGCCATCCTGCTCTTCCCAGTTAGATGAGTTTAGTAAAAAAATCGGAAATGTAATGTTGTTAATCGTTTTGTAAGTAACTACCATACATCTTTTCGAACTTACCCATAGAATAATCCTCTCCGATTTCAAAATCACAACCAACCGGAGCTCCTGGAATACTTATTCCTCTGTCCAGCTGTACGAAATGCTGCAATTTTTCTGAGTAGTGTTCTACTTCCTCCTCTGGAACTTCAGCAAGAATTGAATCATGCACCAAAGCAAATATTCTAGCTTTCATCTTTCGGGTTTTAATATATTCACCCATATCGATAGCACCTAAAAGATTAACATCTGAAGCAGCTGATTGTACCAAGAAATTAAGGCCAGACCTAATAGAATGACTACGAATACCAGGATCCTCAGAAGCGACGTTTGGTAGTCTTCGCTTTCGTCCAAAAAACGAATATACAAACTTATTCTGTGCAATAAATTCTTGATTTTTCTCAATCCAAGCTTTAAGGCGGTTAAAAGATTTAAAGTAGTCATCAATAACTGCTTTAGCTTCTTGTACACTGAAATAACTCCCTGAATCTTTGGTTACTTGTTGACTTATTTTTTGTGGGCCAGCCCCATACATAATACCAAATGTAACAGCTTTAGCAGCCTGTCGCTCAGTAGAATAGTGTTCTGCAACGTCTCCCACTTCGCAAGGTAGTTTAAATACTGTTTTAGCAATGGTACTATGAAAATTACCTCCTGATCTAAAGACATCCATAAGAGCTTTATCTTCTGCGAGTTTTGCAGCAACATATACTTCAGCAGTAGTCAAGTCCATTGCAACAATCTTGTTACCTTCCTTAGCTCTAATACAACCTTTTACGATTGGATTATCTCTAGGAAGCTGCTGCATATTTAGCTTCCCGGAAGATGATAGACGGCCAGAAGTAGTACCATGAAGATTAAAGTTGGTACGAAGGCGGGCGTCGCGATCCAGTTGTGGAATGATCTTATCAAGATAGGTGTTCTTAATCTTACTCTTCTGCCTAATCTCAAGAATATGTTTTGGAACCTCATGTTTTTCTCCAAGCTCTTGGAGCACTTCTGCATCTGTTGAGTTTGCTCCAGTTCCTGTCTTTTTACCTGTAGGAGCTAATCCTATGTAATCAAATAATAATGCACGTAATTGTACTGTACTATTTGGGTTAAAATCTTTTCCTTGAGCAACTTCAAACTTCTTTACTGCATCAAAAGTATATAGCTCGTTTATCGCATCGTCTATATTATCTTGCATAAGACTTTGAGAGATTAGGAGCCGTTGTCGATCAAAAGGAACACCGTTATCCTGAGTATCCATTAGAAATCTGCAGCCAGGAATCAAGATATTATCATAAACCCACTTTAGTTTTGGGTTTTGTTTAATTTTTACAAACTTTTCATAAAGAACGTAAGTACATACTGCATCCATAGCAGCATACGTTTTCATTGTATCAAAAGGAATCATATCCCATGAAAAGTTTTCCGCATTAAGTCCATTAGCTCTTTTATGCTGATCTATCCAATCATACATGGGCTTTTCATAATCTCCATAAGGAGTGAACTTAATGGCTAACTGTTTCAAACCATGCCCTCCGGGATTCTCGTCTATGAGGTAATGGAGCAACATGGTGTCTTCAAAGTCAGGAAACTCAAAGTTAAAATGATACTGAAAGAACGCTATATCGAACTTTGCATTATGAAATATAACTTTTTTGTTTAGAAAAAGTCTTTTAAGTAATGCTTCTATTTCTTCATCAAAGCACTCTGTGTCTATATACACTCCGTGCTGACCATTATAGGACATAGAAAGACCAAGCATATAACCATTTCTCGGGTATAAGCCGGTAGTCTCTGAGTCAAGTGCAATATATTCGCCAGGATCAGCTAAAGCTTCTATAATCCACTCTTTAGCTTCCGCAGTATCTTGTATACCTTTAGCAATAGTTTCGTCTATAATGACATCTTCTATTTCTCCTTTGATATACTTTATAATACTTTCTTTTGAGGATTCCCACGACTTTCTTGCTTCTGGCTTGAATTTAAGCATAGAAGGGTTGATTACAGGTAAAAATTTACCATCCACTTTTTTACCTGTGTATTCTGTCACGGAATTAATTTTTGTAAAGTATTTCAGAGCATCACTACCTACTAGGACTACCCAGTCGTAATTATCTGTGTTTATGTCTATATCACAGTCTCGTTTTAATACTTTTTTAATTGAGGGGTCAGAACATAGTTGGTATCTATCAAATTCAAACTGATTATCGAATTCTGATACAAAGTCTGTTCGACTTGGTTTAGTTTCTATTAATGCAACTTTAGGCATACAGTTTTTTCTCCAATCCATCTACTTGTGCTTGTGTTAGTGCTCCCGGATCCAAATTCTTTAGGGAAACGTTTCGAGCAAAGAGACCAATTCTCTCACACATTAGTTTAACGTTTTCTGCAGCTTTTTGTCCTGCTTCGTCTCCATCAAAGAAGATAGTTAATTTAGTAGCCCCCTTCATAACGAGCATACTTAACTTATCTTCATTAATATTGTTAGTTCCAAAACAACAAACTGCATTAGTGAGTCCTTTATCATGTAAATTAATTACATCATAAATTCCTTCTACTAATATTATATCTCCCATTCGAGGGGACACTTGAGGAAATAGTGGCAGCTTTACTCCTGAAGGAGAAAACTTATACTTAGGAGTCCCACCCGAGGTGTGTCTTCCTTGAAATGCTACTATTTTCCCCGAAATGTCTCTGATGGGAAAATTAATTCTACTTACATAATCCTGTCCAGCATGTTCAAATGCTTCGAATTTTTTGTAAGTTTTCGGAGATATATCTCTCCAATTACCTATGTAAGGTATATAGTCTGTAGGAAAAGAGAGACCAATATTCTCTGCTCTCTTTTCTTGTATTTTTTTCTTTAATAGCTCTCTTTTTATTTGTAGACCAGATACTTTTTCTCCGAAGAAGGAAAATAAATTACCTTTAAACTCGCAGGAGAAACAGTTGAATCGACCATCAATCTGGTCTATTCTCATGCTCGGGTTGTTGTCCTCGTGCTCCGGATTCAGGCACTTCACTACAAAGTCCTTCCCCTTCGGAACAAAGGCTATCCCCTTCTGTCTCAGTAATTCCTCTACTGTCATGTTTAAATTGTACCCTCCTTCGGGCATGGTAGTATTGTAATTGTCTTTGGTGTCTTAGTCTACGCTGTTGGTTTCTTACTCGATTGCTACTCATTATCGTCCTATATTCTTAATATCTGACTCAGGAATAACCTGATAAGCTCCCTTATTGTATGCAGGAGCAATGGTGTACTGTTTACTAATTTCTTGTCTGTAAGAAGTATCCTCTACTTTTTTTGTACGAAGAGGCTTGAAAGTTGCTGACTTGTACTCGGTTGCTTGTCGCGCCCAAGAAACAGGCTTGAACTCATGTTCTTGCCTTGCCCAAAAAGCAGGCTTGAACTTTTTAGCTTTTGTTTTTTGAGAGGGCTTGAACTTTTTCTTTTTTCTTCCAGATGCATCATACAGTAAACTACCATGGATTATTGCCATTAATGATTTCCTCCACTATTCGATAAAAGATTTTTCCAGAGAAGTATGTAACTACTAAAAGAAATAGATACATAACTGCCTGAAAAAGATTTTGAAAAAATATTTCCATAATTATATATTATACGGAAAACGGACTAAAATGTCAAGAAATATTTTAATTATCCTTAAATAAAAAGCAACCCGCACGGGTTCTGCCGTAAGGATTTCTACCTTGTATTTCTGAGGTGCTTAAGTTAGCACCTACCGCTAAGTCAAGATAGCATCTTTCTTTTTTTAAGTGTACTCCTACGAGTATCTGATCTAGTTGATCGGCGTCTATATTGTTAAAGGGCGTACCATCAGGTATAGAACTAATATGTTCCCACTCTACGTATGGATTATAACTTGTACACCCTGATAGGAGTACTGCTGCCCCTATCGTTCTAAATGTCATCGACATCTTCTCCTGTTTTTAATGAACTGCTCTCCCTTTGTTGAGGGGTCTGAGCCGAGTCCGGGCCTATTCTTTGTGTTTCTCTGTCAAAATAAGAGGTAAAAGAGCGCTGAGCGGCTGAGCGCATTTTTACACAATTAAAAGTTATACAAGCATCTTCCTCTTCATAAGTTTCCAATGCATACGCCGCATCTGCTGCGTCTAGTATACCTTTTGCAAATCGCGCTTCACCGCTCGCGTCTGTTTGGTATGGCGAAACAACAGTACAATCGTACTCCTGTGCCATACTTTTTAGGGCTTTACTCACCTCTATTTGTTCCGTCCAGTCATACTGACCGCTTCTCGAAGGTATAGCAGATCGCTTAACTTGGTTGATATAGTCAACGAGTATAACACCGACATTCAAAGGTTTCACTTTTTTGTCCAATTCTGCTTTGATTTTTGCCAGAGTCAAAGCTGGATCATAGATAACATCAACTTGTTGCGTCGGGAGAAGCTCACAAGATGTTGTCAGACTATGATGAAAGTCTTCAAAATTACGGTGTTCTTTATACTCTTTGAGTTTATTTTGGCCGTCCTTAAATCGTCCAGCCCACCAGTTAGCTACTTTCTCCCACTCTATAATACTAAGATTCTTAGTTCGTATTCTAGCGTGAGGGATACCTGTAGAAATGGCACAAATGCGTTGAAAAATTGCCCGACTATCCATCTCAATAGTGAAATACATAGCCGAGCGACCTTCTTCAAACACACGGTGAGCAATGTTTGCGCAAGTAGTAGATTTACCTGCCCCGCGACGACCCCCAATAAGAACAAGATCTCTGGGTGAGAACTGTATCTCGTGGTCGTAGTCGGTATTTAGCCCGAGGGATAAGTATTTGCCAAGTTCCTCATCAGATTCAAACAGGTTGATCCTTTGCATGCTTTCCTGCGGAAGTTCTAGATCGACTTTTTTCTCAACGTCTAAAACTATCTGATGAAGATGATTTACCGATTCTTCTGCATCCTCAAAGGCTACAGAATTTTCAATATAACCCTCTAAAGAATTGAGAATCTCTTTTTGGGTATACTCATTTTTAAGATACTGTAGCAGCATGAAAGCATCTGCATCAACCTCGACACTTTCGATAGCATAAAGCTTTTCGCTAGTAGCAGGGTCGCGTATCTCAAACTTTAAATCTTCAAAGCTGGGAAGGGAGTGAAATTTATCACAGTGTTTATCTATAGCACTAAAAAGTGTATGGAACTCACTGGGTAGATAATCTTTTCGAACACTACTCCAGGTTTCAAAGTCCTGTAGTACAAGCACTTGCTTGATTAATGCGCTCGCTAAGTTCAATCCTTCCCCCGACTATGAAGTTGCCGCCCCTGGCAAGGACGGCTACATATGTTATGTTGTCTATTACTGTGCGGCCTTGGCAGCTTTTGCTGCTCCATCATAATCTGATGCGGTTAGGCCTCTGCGAGTAAGCATTGTTTTAACGCCTCGCGCAGTTTTACCGATAGCTTCTGCGATAGCATCGACAGTCATGTCAGAGATATCGCCAAGGTCTGACAAAGGATCTTCCTTTGCGGAACCTTTTGTGTGCTCTTGACGAGGGATAGCGTCAATGTCACCAGAACGTAGCAAGCTAAGAGCTTTACCTCGTACTGAATTTACGCTTCGGTCAAGGGCGTCTGCGATAGCCTCAACAAAGGCTCCATCGTTTACCATCTGAACGAAGGTTTCTTCTTCCTCTGGGGAATAAGTTCGTACAGTTTCCACCTTAGGAGCAGGCTTAACATGCTCAGTAAGTTCCATAGAAAGAATCTTTCCTTGGATTGACTTGGCGGAAAATGCACCACCTTCGAAGTTTTCAGCGATTTGAGCATATGTATACTCCCCGCTGTTGTCTGAGACAAAGTTAGCAAGAGTGCTTTCTTGATCTTCAGAAAAGGCTCGGGTAGAAGCGGCAGATGCTAGCTCTACTTCATAGCCCATTTTTCTCAACTTGCTAGATACAGAGCGAGTTGAAGTTTCAAGCTGGTCTGCTGCTTCCGCAACAGTTGCTTGGGAAATCGGAGACTCGTCACCAACAAAGCTAGTTAGCTCATCAGTTCGTTCTTCTGTCCACTTAGGTAATGCCATTCTATTTCTCCAAAATGTCCATTATATTAGTAATAATTGTTATGCCAGAAGTTCTGGCTTGTTTAGTTTTGCTGGATTCTATACCACTCTCGTTGACTAAAATTGTTACATCTTTTGTCAGACTACTTTTTACTACAAAGCCCGCACCCTCTAGAGCTGCGGTTGCATCTGCTTTCGTTTTCCATGTTTTCAACTTCCCACTTATACAGACAACCCCTTTTTTCTCAGAGGGTGCGGAACTTTTAGTAAACTTAAAGTCAAAAGGAAGGTAACCATCGTACCAACAATAGAACTCTTTGCGTAGCCACTCCAGTAAGCTGTCTGTTGCTTTTGGGCCAAGACCTGCTTGTCTGCAACTACTCTCATCTATTTCACTAATATTATTTATTACTTTAGCGAGTTTTTCAGTAGCAGTTTTGCCTATTAAAGGGATACTAAACCCTGGCAATACAACATTAAGAGGTGCTGCTTTCGAGTTACAAATTTCATTATATAGTTTTTCAGCCAATTTCTCTGAGGAAAGTTTTTCAGTGATTTCTTCTTGTGTAAGAGAATATATCTGGTCAATGTCTACTATCTCTAACTTTTTGATAGTTGCGGGACCAAGCCCTTTTATCTTTAAAGTTTTACCAAAATGTTCTACTCGTTTAGTTGAACGAGAATCACAAGACTTATTGGTACAATAGATAATATCGTTTACCCACTCAAGCAACGTTGCACAGCTAGGACAGTGTGTTGGTGCTTGAATTTTTGTCACTAAAAGCTCTCCTTTGAAAATTGAAAACATATTATATGAAATTTTAAGATTTTTGTCAAGAATTATTTTTTTACAGGTAGCAACTTAAAATACACGTCGCAAAATTCGAGGTATAATTTCTCCACTACGAATAACCTCAACTTGGCAACCTATTTCTAATTCTAGACTCTCAATGTAAGCAATATTATGCAAAGTTGCTCTTGAAACAACCGCTCCATCAATATTTACTGGCTCTAGGATTCCTACTGGAGATACTGCTCCTGACTTGCCCACCTGCCATTTTACATCTGTTAGAGTTGTTACTACTCCTTCTTTTTGCTCTTTTAAAGCAACTGACCCGCGAGGATGATGAGAAGTATACCCCATACGTTCGTACTCAGTATTACTATTTTTCCGATACACCCACCCATCAGTGGGGTAGTCTTCGTATATAAAATTACTGACAGTATGGAAGCCCTTTCTTTCTAAAAACTCAAGAGTCGTCTCATAAGTTATAGAAACTTTAGGTGCTACATCATACGCTACAAACTGTAGTCCTTCATAATGTACTCTGTGTTTAAATTCTTCTATATCCTTTAAATTCAAAGTACCTGCAGCATAGTTTCTGGCGTTCATAATAACTTTGGGAAAAACTACTTCCCCTACTATTTGAATTATACCATCATGTCCAGACAACCATTTAGGAACAACATGCTCCATCTTTTCGGTTATGTCCTTACCTATGTTGCCATCCCCGCGAGTCAATCCGAGGGCTAACTGTCCATTTATATAGGATAAAGAGATAGCTGCCCCATCCAACTTTGGAGTACGAATATAAGTTTCAATATCAGACGGAAGGTCTTCTTCACTAAATACTTTTTGTAAAGAATACATTTTATGTAGATGAGGAACACCATCTGTAATGGTGTAACCCACTTCATGATAAGAATACGTCTCTGCTAGTCGGTCAAACTCTGCGTCAGAGAGCACAGGGGTACCTTCATAATACCTCTTGCTTGCATAATCTAAGAAATTTTTCATGCTTCTCTCACTCATTTGAAATACTATTATAGAGGATTCAGCATTAAAAGTCAAGAACTATTTGTAGATTTCGTCAATAAAATCCTTAAAATATTCTTCTAATATATCCTTTGATTCAGCTAGAGATATAATCTCTACTAAACCTGCGAATAACTCTCTAGAATTATCGAAATCTAACTCCATTGCTATTCCTTCGGGGGTAGGACACCACTCCTCATTGAAGTCTAAATAATACTTTCTTAAATGTAAGTATTCTATTCCTCTAAAGGTACTGACTACTAACCTAACTTGTACTTCTTTTTTCTCATCATAGTGTATTAACTTTTCATACACCGGAGGAGTTTCATATAGCTCCATGTCATACCTCGTTCTTTAAAACAGAGGACAACGGAACTACACTAGTAACGTTTTCTGGTTTTAATAGTCTATAGGAATCGGTATCCCAACAAAAAAGCAAAAGAGTCCGGTCAGACTCCTTTGCCCGATTTCGTTTATTCTGGATATACTGGGTGGAAAAGTCTAAAGTACAAACATTGTACTTTAGTTTCTTCGAGTTTTCACTTCGATAGGTAATTATTGCATCACCATACTCCGCTACTAACTTTGCTAAATCCCCTTTGTTCACAACATCTCCTTACTGCAGGTTAGCAAAATATATTTTGCCGTCCCGTCGGGAAAGAGATGTTTAGTTCAATGCAGTAATTATCCCTGAAAAATACTGAGCAGCTTTACCTGTCAGTTTTGAGATTATGTCTTCATCCACTTCTTGTCCTGCATCTTGCAGAGCAGAAGTTAGCTCGTCTTGCGCGGCTTGTTTGGATACTCGGGTTCCTCCGGTCGAGGTACCTCCGTTTGACGGTCCAGGTGTTTTTTTAACGTAAACCCCAGCTTTGCTAAGCACCATACGAACTCCGTTAGGAGATTCATCAAACTCCTCTGCGAGGTCTCGTACGATTTCCATCGAGGTTTCAGGTGTCGGGTCTTGTTTTTCATAAGCCTCAACCACAGCGGCTTTTTTGTCATCATCCCACGCCATTTTGCGTTTCCTTTTGTTGGTTCCTTTATAGCCTGGGCAAGTGCCCAGAGCCTCCAATTGCTGCTGATAAAATCGGTCGCCCATAGGTTTCCTTAACTTTATTAACACATATTATAGTTGAATTTGACATCGAAGTCAAGAACTTTTTTTGTCTTGCCAGTAGTAATATTCTATATATTCGGGGTATCTCATTAACTCCTGCTTGGGATACGTCCAGAAAAGTCCCTTATATATGTTGTGACTTTTTTCAACAGCCCCACACCAAGAACATTCCTGCCCTTCCATAGCTACGATAATTCTTTCGGCTTCTTTACAAAAATGACTCCATGTATTCAACGTATTCTCCTAATATAGTTTTATCCAAGATATGATGGTACTTTTTTCAAGATCCTCATAAGTGTTGGCAGGGTGTCTTAATACAACAAGTTTATCGTTCGAAGGATTCTGAGGCATGTTTACTCCTTTTAGAGTAAATATTTCTTCTTTCTCCTTTCCTGAAATTAAACTTGTATACTTTATTTTTACATTTCCTTTTTCTAATGCGGATATTAACGGCTGTATCATCCTACAGTAACTCCTATTTCTTTCAAGTGTTCTAAACTTCCTAGGTCGTAGGCTAAGACGAAAGAGCGTTCTCCCATCTTCCTTGGACCAATCCAGCCAGAAACATACATGTCAGGAGTCCATTCCACATATTCATACACATAAATTTCGTAACATTTTGAGCCGTATTTAGCTTCATAGTCTATTCGAGTATCTTCTTTCATTACTTCTACTGCTCTATCATGTACTGCGCTCCATGCTATCTCTCCATCTCTAAAAGAGGTTTTCACACATTCATCCGGCAGCATATAATAGCTATATTGATACCCTTTCTTTTCTTCTTTGCTTCTCTTTTGAGGAACTCCTGCTCTCTCTATTATCCCATTAACAAAAGCAGGGGAACGATAGAGAGTTCTGGATATGTCTGATATAGGTGCTCCCTCCAAGAATCGCTCGATCGAAGTGACGGTTTCGTATTTAGATGGGGGTTTCCCTCTATTTTCAGCTTTTCGTTTATCCCTGTATTCTTTCTCTTCAAGATATTCCTCTAGTATTTTATCCAGTCTTGAGGTGTTATAGCTAATATTTAATATTGAGCACGCCTCTTTTTTAGTTATAGGCTTGTCACTATTCGTTGGTTTCAACAACTTTATAACATGCTCTATGTTTACTGCTGTCAACTTTTCCGACGATTTTTTCTTTACTTTTCTGCTCAAGCTCAATCTCCAACTTAAATAATAAACAACACATAGCGTGTGCTAAGTGTGATAGTTGAGTTTCCTCATCTGTTTCTTCTCCATCTATATGTGCGAAAAGATGACGCAAGGCAGCACTAGTGTACCTATCTTGTAGGTTATCTAACTTTCTCCAGTTTTCTTCATCGTACTTTTCCGCTCCATAAGTTAGGACTTTCCCTACTTCTAATATTGCTTTAGGAGGGAGAAGATGAAGCTTGGGCTTTTCTCCGTCCCATTTCTTGCCTACATCAATGCCTTGCATAAAGTATTCCAAAAGTGTTATTTATTCTCTCTACATATCTTTGATGTAGCCATGTTTGGTACTTTTCCAAATACTCTTCGTAGGATAATAACTGTTCCCCTCCCAAGGGTTGTTTATGCTCATCACAATAGTCCAGCCACATTCTTTGACAGAATGCATCATAAGGCGTCGCTTTCATTTACAAACTCCATAATCATAGGGAACACAGGATCAATAGCATTAGCACAAGCTATAGCTACCTTTTGGTGTTCCAGTTGCGTACCATTTGCACTTCTTAAGTCGATATAATGTATCCAACTTCTTAAAGTCCCATTCATATAGATTCGAGAAGGAGTCAGGCCTTCGGGCATAACAGCCCTTGCCTGCTCTTTAGCAATACCTTTACTTATAGCCCAATCATACGCCGTTTTTGCTCCTTCCCACGCATTTCGTTGCTTTACTAGCCACTCTTGATGCAAGTAAGGGTCATCTTCAATTCTTATAGAATTTTGTCTATTTTTCGGATCTTGTTTACGAGCTTCTCGATAAATAGGATTCCCTAATAAATCTGGTTTTGCATATCTTTGGCTAAATTCTTGGAAAGCAAAAGACCTGTGACGAATGATCTGCCTCGCTATATCTCGGGTAGTCTCTATCTCTAAACATATACTGACCATCTCGAACGGAGACCAGTGCTTATGTCTAATTAGATAACGTACTAACTTTTCGGAAGTTCCATCGTTATCTTGATTTTCTGGATTAGAAACCCTTGCGGTATACGCTACAGCTTCTAATAAATCGTGTGCTGACTTACTTATTAAATTTACTGTTGCCATATTGTCCTTTTCAATAGTTCTTTTTTGGTTATTTTTTCTCCATCATTAGAGAAATACATAGTTTCTTGCTTTGCCATCTTTCCATTCAGAGCATCTCTTGTAAAATCTACCCCAGCCTCTTCCGCACACTTGAACTCTACATAAACTCTTTGTTTAGTCATTAGAATTTGACTTGGAGTCATTTGCCAAGCTATTATTTTTCTTTTCTTACACAAATGCATGAATTGCTTCATTGCGTGCCTTCGTGTTTTGGGGCTTGCACATAAGTACAAATATGAAACATTCAGACTACTGGATGCTTTCTCGAATAAAGTTTTTACTGCTTCTCTCATATGGTATTCCTCTACAGATTATATATTATATAAGATTTCGTAAAAAATGTCAAGATCTGTTTTGTGCTTTGGAGGCAAAAGGTTTGAGAATTTTAGTAGTATAGCATCTATGAACGAGTCGCTCGACCCCGCTACTGCTTATTAACCACTCAAAATATTTAGAGGCTTCAGGAATTATTTCTAAAATATTTTCTTCATCCTGTACATGGTTAGGATAAAGTTCTTCAAACCAGAGAACTTCTGGAGCAAGATTCCTTTGTTTAGCTACTAAAGTATAGGTTACCAGCCCCATATAATCATCAAAAAGTAACTTACAAAAGAACAGTATTTGACTATTTTCCAACCCCGTTCGGGCTAATAACTTAGCAAAACTTACTAAGGTTTTATAAATATCTTTTCTTATTAAAATTTTATCTGCTTGTGGCGCTGCATTGGCAGGAGCCCGATTTAGTTGAACTATACAGTTATTTTTGTGATTACGAATTATATCAAAAAACTCTTCTTCTCCATAACTGGGTTGAAATCCTGTCTCGTGATTTTTTGCTTTAGTTCCTGCCCAAGGATTCTTTTTAAGATGTGAACCGTCAAATTCTCCTACAAAAGGTATACCTAAAAGTTTTTCTAAGTCTAAACAATACTTAGTTGCCCCCGATCTCCCGTGTGTAACTATTAGCACCAGGATTCCTCCTTTCTCTGTTTTTCCTCTTGGAAAGCTTCTGCCCTATAAACCACTTCATTTACGTGCCTGTTCCATAAATTTATATTTAAACTTAATCGTGAACCAGACTCATACTTAGTAACTCCATGAAGAACACCAGGAGCTAAAAAGACTACTTTTCCTGTCTCAGGAGTTATTTCTATTGTATTTTTAATTGCTAGATTTGCGCCTACTAAGTCCTTTACCTTTAAGTACAAAATAATACTGCATATGGGAAAATTTAAAACTCCGGTATCTTGGTACATTTTTTCATCTTTATCATAATGCCACTCTGGTAGATCATAAAAAGAAGCATCATGAGTCCATTGCTCAAATCCTATTGCGGAAGAAATATCTGTGAATTCTTTAACTTCCTCAAAAAGTCTAGTATGGTAAAAGTTAGATATAGGTAGATCATACCACTTACTGGTGAAAGGTACAAAAGTTTTTTCTTTGTATATTTTTTTAATCTCGTCTTCCGAGAAAAATTTATCTATGGTTTTCCAAATCTTCATTTTTTGTCCAAATCGTTACAGAATATTTTTCACCCGTTGAAAGGGCTGTACTACCGTGAATGTGAGTTATTTGTCCGGGCCAAAGTAATAAGTCTCCAGTACCAATATTTTTATTTGTAAACTTCTGTCGAGGAAAATATAATTCTCCGCCAGTATAGGAATCATTAAGTTTTATACTGCCTGAGATAAAACTGTCGTCATGGTGCTGCTTTAATTCCCTTTGGGTGTCCAAAGAGTATCTAACTGCAAAGATGTTTTGAACAGTAATATTTTCAACTTCCCAATATCGACACGCTTTTGGAAAAATATCTTCATTTAATTTATAAGCTAAAAGATCGTACCATTCTGGCAATTCTTTTTCAAAGTGTATATCTTGAGTAAAGTAAGGTTGTCTACGATTTCCTTTCCAAGAGTTTGCACTAGTGCAGGCGTTCTTTATAATTTCTACGAACTCTTCTGTTAAGAACTTAGTCCAAAGTATGTCTTGACTTACGGCTACAAACTCAGTTCCATAAAATGCTTCATATGACATTTACCATTCTCTGATAAAGTTTAGGTTCTGGAATATTAAGTTGCTTTCTTATATCATCTATTGGCTGCTCTAACATTGTTTCCCAATCCTGCTGAGGCAACCAAGCAGCTCGTTTGCCTGCCCTATACGCACTAAGGAATGCTTTAAATACTCCTGACCCTAGCTCTCTATAATGTTTAAAAGTTCCTCCTACTGCAATAAGTCCCAATCCTCGATTTTTAGTTTGAGCATAAGTAAACCAAAGAAGGCAAACCTCCCCAAGAGTATCTCGACCATAGCCAGTCAATACATGCCAAAGATCATGTTGGTCTCTTATTCTTTTTCCATACGCTATAAGCTCTTCGGATTGGTTCTCTAATTCTGGGGGAACGTTCTCTTCGCTGGCTTCCACCAAACCGTCAGCAGTTATCTTTTCTGATTGTACGAATGAGAGATAGGAACGCCCTAAACTACCAGGCGCATTTTGATTCAGTTTTTCTCTGTTTTGTAGGGTTTCTAGGAGCTCTCTTTTTTCCTCTATAATTTTTCTGCCTGTCTCCGTTAATTGAAAACGCTTAAAGCCTCTCACGAGAGAGTTTCCTGACATTGCTCTAACAATCGCAAAAACCTCTTCTGTGTTATCTGGATTCGCAAGAAATCTTTTTAACGCTTTTGCTGCTACTAAAGGTTTCATGTGACATTTTCCATTCTCTGCATGAGTCGTTCGGCGCGGTTTGTTACTTGAGTGTACCATAAAGAGTTCCTGCCTTCTCGAGCAGCTAATTTCCAATCTCCTTGGCCTAAAGCTTTGCCAAGATTTACAAATTTAGAAAGTCTAGGTCTGCCCATGTTAAACATCATGTTAACCATGACCTCCTGGACTTCATGAGGAAAACTGTCCCACCTGTCTCCGTATAAAGCGTAGCATTCTCGTACAGAGGTATCGAGGTCTTTTTCAAAACACTCTCTGACTCTTTCTTCTGAGACGGGTGTCCCTTCAGGTTTTCCGTGTTCTTCGTCCTCCTCTGTGATGAAGTGACCGACACCAAAGGTCGGATAACCGAGGTGGTCGTGATAGATTTCATACTCAACTCCTTCGTCAATTTTTAATTGGTCGTATACGGACTGTCTTTGTGTGGGAGTTAACCCAAACTCCTCATTTACAGGCTTGTACATTTTTCTCCTTGCCTCCTCTTCTAGGTCATGAACAGCAGCGATTCTTTCTTCTAATTTTAATCGTGTTCTATGTTTCATTTAAATTTATTTTTCTCTTGCGATTCCTTTTCCTTTTTCATAAGATCTCATTGCTCCTAAACCCAACATACCCATCAAAACGGGCATCATCGTGGCTAAATCTATTAGGGGTATTTCTATGTTATGTCCTAGTAAGGCTAGCACGAAGTTAGCCATAGGCACAATAATAAAGTTACTTAGCATTCCCAAGCCGCAGATCCAACCTATTGCTGGACGCCATCCTGCTACAAATAAGGATTTGTGGGCAGCTTCCTGCTTATTTACCTCTACTTGTGCCATTATCTGCTCATGAGCTTGCTTATCTGCAAGAGTTGCTATATCATGAGCTAATTGATTCTTTTGATCTTTATCTTCAATGAACTTATCTAGTAATCCTGCGACAGGCCCTGCTAGGCCCGATACTAAACTTGCTATTGCCATAAGTTGTCCTCTTAAAATTAACTATAAAGAGGCGGGTTTCCCCGCCCCCTCTCTACAGTCAATTTCCTACTAAAGCAATGTATATTAGGGGGAGGAATAAGCATCCTTCCGCCACTATAACTTGTGTTAGTAAATCATCTCCTCGTAGAACGCGCTTTACGTGTTCCATTTTGTTTCTCTACTCAATCGTAATGACCCGCGGTCTGTCTTCCTCAGGAACTTCTTCCTCAAGGTCGATGCATAATAGACCTTTGTTCATATAAGCTTTGTTGAGCTGAATATGTTTTCCTACTTCAAAAGTTCGAACAAATTCTTTTCCGCTCAGCCCCTTGTATATATACGACTCACTTACATCTTCCGTCTTTTGCTTACATAAACCTTTTACTGTTAATACATCCTTGAGGACGGAGATTTCTATATCCGCCTTGTTCCAGCCAGGAACCGCTATTTCTACGCGATAACCGGCGGAGGTTTTTACGATATTGTAACGTGGATACCCATTATCAACATTACGGTTTACAGTATTTTCAAAACGGTCAAAACCCAAAAAGAATTTTGGGAAGTCTGCCACATTCAATCTTGTTAGATTGTTCATTTTCTTCTCCTAGTGCCCTTTCGGTGCACACTGTGGGCCCTTTCGGCACCCTATTGTGAAGGCTACACTTAGAATCTGTATAGCCGATAACCCCTTAAATGTTCGGTCATTTGTTTGACCTTCTTTACCGCCTCTGCTTCTGGTACAAGATAGCAATCTTGTGTTAGGCTACTACCCCTACTTTCACACCATTCTACCATTTTTAGCGGCCCTGTATAGCCAGTAGGTGATGTTCCTGCCATGCTGCAACCGGTAGAACAAATAAGAGAAAATATAATAAATATACTACTAATCTTCATATTCGAACTCCTCGTCATCGAACTCTATTAGTCCTTGTGATTGCAGGTAATTAAGACAGTTCTCAATACCTGCAGCGTGTCCCAACTTATAGCCTGTAATGCTAGAACCAGCAATACAAAATGCAAAAATTAATAGTAGTACTGGATCCATTTAAGTTCTCCTTTAAAAGCCGTATGTCGGGAATACATTTATTTCTCAGAGTATTATACAGAATCTTGAAATAAATGTCAAGAACTTTTTTTCGATTGCTATAAGGAAGTGGTAAAAATAACTCTTGACTTTCGATGTTGTTTCCATTATAATTATATCTGAGTCGGAGAATTTGGATGAAATTATATTCAAAAAGACCTTGGTCGCACGAGGAACGGAAACTTCTTTCGAAGAAATACCATTTCTCAAGTGCGGAGGAATTACAGGTACTATTCCCAGATCGGTCTTACAATGCTTGTGTTAAGCAAGCAAAGTATCTAAAGGATAGAGGATGGGTATTCGACAAACCTTTACCACGTTAGTTATGGGGCTATTATCGAGCAACTTATATGCTGCCCAAGATATAGAGATATATGAAGAAGCGGAATGTCTAGCTCAGAACATATACTTTGAAGCCCGTAATCAGCCGTTAGTAGGAAAAATAGCTATTGGGAATGTAACTCTAAATAGAGTTAAGTCCGAGCATTATCCGAATACAATATGCGAGGTAATAAGACAAGGTACTGCACCTAAGTGCCAGTTTAGTTGGTGGTGTGACGGTAAATCCGACACTCCAACTGAGCCAGGCGAGATAGAAGAAGCGAGAGAAATTGCACTTAAAATATTAGCAAATACTTACTTTGATGTCACAGAAGGAGCACTTTGGTATCATGCAGATTATATTATTAAGCCCTCGTGGGCTAGAAGATTAAAGGAAAAGGTACAAATAAATGACCACATCTTTTACACTACCAACTAATCCTGTTCAATTAGAACTGGATTTCTCAGAAGCAGACATAGTGGATATAGAGCCAACAGATCAAGAATTAGAAGATCAAACTTGGCAAGAAGACTGGGACAGTGAACCAGACGACAGATGGGCGGATGCCGAAGCACTTGCTTCTGCCGGATGGGGCACAGACGAGGACTATGGAGCGCATAATTGAGAATAGCGGTACGTAATAATAACGTAAATAATGCTTTAAGAATACTAAAAAGAAAGACAAAAGATTCTTTGGTATCACTGAGAGATCGTGAATATTACGAAAAGAAAAGTACAAAACGTAACCGAGCGAAACAAGCTGCTCGAATAAGAGAACAAAGAAGGCAGAGAAATGAGACAAAACAACGTCACAAATTTTGAGTTAGTAGGAGATTTTATGGAGGCGTTTGGTCAAGATGTTAATATCGATCCAACCCTTCGAGATAAGTACACTAGGGATTTAAGAGTAGATCTTATAGCGGAAGAGCTAGAAGAACTAGAATTAGCTATGTCTAATAATGATATTGTTGAAGTAGCTGATGCACTAACAGATCTTCTCTATGTGGTTTATGGAGCAGGTCATGCTTTCGGCATAGATTTAGACGAGTGCTTCGGGGAAGTGCATGAAAGTAATATGTCTAAACTTGGCGAAGATGGTCGTCCTCTCTACAGAGAAGACGGTAAAGTATTAAAAGGGCCACATTACGCGCCCCCTGATTTAAAAAGGATTATCATATGAAAATGTCACATCATTTTACATTCACTAAATTTTGGCAGGATGGAGGGGATTTTAGCCTCTATTTGATACCCTCTCTTATGTATGTAAGGGAGAAAATGCCATCAACCGTATGGAACACTATTGAAATTCACTTTCTAAGTATGAGTTATAGAATAGAGTTGGAGAGGGACCTCTCTCCTAAATCGTAATGTCATACTCAGAAAAGGTAATAGACCATTACGAAAATCCACGTAACGTAGGACGGTTTGAGGAAAACGCCGAAAATGTCGGAACTGGCATGGTTGGCGCACCGGCATGCGGGGACGTTATGCGATTGCAAATCCAGGTGGAAGAAGGGTATATTAAAGATGCTCGCTTTAAGACCTACGGATGCGGAAGTGCTATTGCGTCCTCCTCCCTCCTAACAGAGTGGGTGAAGGGTAAGAGTTTAGATGCTGCTCAGGAAATTAAAAATGTAGAAATAGCAGAAGAACTCTCTTTACCTCCAGTCAAAATCCACTGCTCCGTACTTGCGGAAGATGCTATAAAAGCAGCGATACAAGATTACAGAGACAAAAATGATCAAT